TGGCATCTATTCGGCCGCTAACATCAATTACACCCGCTAACTCATTGGCTTTAAGGTCTAACCTCTCAAGCATCTGGAACAGTACAACGCTGGGTTCAGGTGATGGGTTTGGCAATAAACTGTTCTGCAAGTCCCTGGCTGCCATGTTAGTTTGCAACCATTCGCCAATCTTCATCTTAGTTGGGCCAGCTTTCTTTCTAAACCCTTTAGCTTTAAATCCGCCGCCATTATTGGCAAGGGTTGCAGCATCTGTAATCTGGTTTGTATAGGTATTCATTGCTTGCACAATCGCGCTTAGCAAATGAGAATAGCCTTGGTCAAGGAAAGTGCCATCGTGTGAAGGAAGAAACCCATACTTTGTGATTTGCTGGAATGGCTCTATTCTTACCAAGCTGAATTCAGATAAGTCTACCGTTTCTGCAGCTTCCTGGGCTTCGAATAGCACCTTTTGTTGGTCAGTAGCTGCCTTAACAAGGTTGACAATCCTATCGTTCGGCGTCTTGACCATGATTGACTGCTCGTCAAACCTAGCAACAATACGTACTATCGTCTTACTTCGTTCGTGGACTGTAACTATATAGGGCTCTTCATAACCATCGTCATCGAGATCAGCAAAGCATTGCTGTTCAAGGAATCTATCTGGATTCTCCGCAGCATCCACCACTTCTGCATCTTCATTGGATCCCTTATCACCGTCAGCGTCATCAGGGTAAAGCGCTTTCGTTATCTCATCGCTGTCCAGCCAAATGCCAGCACGTTGCCGCTCAATTACTTGGTTCTTGTTAAAGTCATGGATTTGGGTGAACGATCTAGCTTTCTCCATGCTAGTCGTAGCCTGGTTCACTGCGAAGTTAGGATATTGAATGGTGTGGGATTCGGCTTTACCTTCAAGTGGGTTGAAGACAGTTTTCTTAAACATCGTGCCAACGTTAGGCATAGTATAAAGCAACCGCTTGTGATCAGAGCGCCAGTCTTTCATCTGGTGATTAAATTGGAAGTTCATAGCCTCCGTGACTCTAAGAGCCGTAGCTTTCTTCTCGCCGAGGTCATCCTTGCCAATGATCTCAGCCTTAACAAGCTTGGGCGATCTCAGTAGCTCCAGAGATGCCTTGTCACCAAATGCGATACTGGCCTTGGTTAGCATTGGATCTTTGTAATTGCTGGCCCCCTGCCACGGTGTTGACTTGGTATTGAACTCAGCTTTCATCAGGTCCAGTCCTTTGTCAACGCCCTCGATCCAATCTTCCATTGACTTGTGGTCTTCGGTGAACTGTCTGTTTACACGTTCACCCAGATCGTCCAGCGTCTGCTTATCAACATCACCAGCTATGTTTTGTTTGCCGATGAATTCAATTAGTTTAGTGAGTGACACGGTTCACCTGGCATGCTTGGTTGTAGAGTAGGTCGAATAGATCCTCTGTTATGGTTGTTTGATTACAGAGCATCTCTCGGGTTTCTTCGCTCAATGGCTTCAAAAGCTCCAGTATGCGAGACATTTTCTCATTATCCTCTGGCTGGTAGGAGTAGTCATGCTTCGCGCAATCCTTATCCCATTCGCCAGAATTGATGTAGTTCTCACAATGCTCAACACAATCATCCTCATAATTACCATCCTCTATGATTATATGGAGTGCTGCGCCGTTGCACAAATTGGTGTCAGCCCATTTAACCAGCTCAACCAGCTCAATATTAGCTATAGCGACATCATATGAAAGAATGTTCTTATCCAAGAATGCATGCGCTTCTTTGATTTGAGCTTTGTTGACCTCGTTGGGCTTGGACATAGTTAAATCTCGATTGTGTAGCGATTCCAGGTTCCGCTTGGGAACGGTAATCTTTTTACCATCGTGAGTAATAATGAGATACAAACCGCTTTTGCATCTTTTTCCCACATTAACCATAGTGTTGATATAAGGCCTAGCATCTCCATCACAAGCTAAATCACCTTTGCCATTTAGAGTGGCGAATCCTATTAACTCGTCGCAAAGAGCCTCTTGCGCCATATCGCCTTTAGGTGTCATTGGCATTATAAATCTCCAGAGAACAAAGAGCTTGTTTCTTTACTGCCGTCATAGTACACAATCTTACCATCACACAAAGGGCTGCTTACTGGCTTAAAGTGGTTTTTGAGATCAAAGACATACCAAGCTTCATTATCAGTCAAATATGGGTCAACTATAATCGATGGCGCTGTCTTCGGTTTCGGAAGGATAGAAATGATAGCGGCCACTATCGGTAGTGTTGCTGCTGCTTTTAGGAAGTCTCTACGTTTCATTGTTCAGCCTCCAACTTTGGTAGCCTGACCCTAAGTTCACCGTTAAAATACGCGCTTCCCAGTTCAGCAATGTATGCGCTTACTGCTTTGATTATGTCTACCTGGTGATGTGGAGATAGGCAAATAATCATGCCGTTTGGCGCTGTGACGTCTTCAACTGCAATTATTGCATCCTCGAAAGATCGCTCCAGCTTTCGCCTGATAGCTTTGAATTTATCTTCTGGCGTCTTACTAGCTTCATGTTTTAAATACTCTTCTTCGGTGACCTCTTTGCCGTTAATGTAACAAGCGCCTTCACGTTTGATTTGTGCTAGTCCAAATCCAGTATCCGTCACAGGCTCTCTACCCTTGCTCATATATTCATGTTTCATTCAATACCCCATCGCATTAGTTTCGCCGTAGAAATCATCTTCTTCGTCATCATCTTCGCTTGTATCGGTTACATATCCACCAGCAAAGCCCAAACAAAGGTATTGTTCTGCATCTGCTGGGTGAGAATACTTGTTTTTATCCGGCTTGTCTCTGAATATTTCCTCAGATCCTGCAATTGCAACGCGTTTATAGGAATATCCCCCTGCTTTTCCCTTTCTTAGCGACTCGCATACTTTGTTTAGCGCATAACCTGGCTCGCCATCGACCATCTTGTTGAGAAAGCTAGTCACTGCATCTATTCTCAGCGTTGGATCGTTGGTTGGCGCCTCTTCAGTATAGAACCCCATGTTCAGAGGTATATCGCCCTTGTAATTCTCGTCGTCACTCTCGTCTGCGTAAAGATCGTTCAGTATACCAATCGATGCCTTGCCCTCGCCTTCTCCTCTGTTGTTACCCGCTGGATCCCCAAAGCTAAAGCCTATCTCAAAGTCCTTGAAATACTTCTGAATGAACGGCTTGACGACATCCCGGGCAAAGGTTCTTACATCCATGTCTTCAGATACCAGCTCAGCGACTATCCTGGCTTGCCCTTTGTCTGTTAATTGCCCAAAGATTACCGATGGAGTCAACCCAAAGTCCCAACCAAGATTGATTTCTAACCCTTTGATTGCCTTGACTCCGTGCTCCGGACAGTGAACGCGATCATTGTATGATGGATAAACAGGTCGACCTTCTTTGATGATGCCATAGTTGCCCATTACCATGACGTTGATATGGTCTTCAGTGTTGCCGGCTATCATGTCCATGTAATACTGGAATCCGCCAGGTAAGTATCTGATATTCTCGGCGTTAGGGCTTGGAGTGTATTTACCATCCTTCTCGATTAGCGGCGGCGGTCCACGGAAGAAATCAAATATCTCGGCTGTTCGGGCCTTGGCTTCATCTTTGTTCTTTGACCTGCGTAAACAGCCCTCTTCAGCCAGTTGATACCACCAGTGATCATCCTCTGGTGGGTTGGTATCCATAAGAAGAGCCTTACGCTTGCATGGATGGTATTCTCCAAGCAGATCGTCTTTAATCTCGTCAAGCATATCCTTTTCGGCATCAAGCTCAGCCTGTGTCCATCGTGGCGCTTTATAGTCGTCAGTATCGGTATAGCCATCAATTGACGCAGGGTAGCGACCTATGCGCTCACGGGCTGCTTTGACTACAGAATATGGCAACTGCTTAGCTTCGTTCAAAAACATCCATGTAGTCTCAAGTGATAGCACTTTCTTGACATCGTCATCCTTGTCCATTGCAAGGAAAATAACTTCCATTTCCATCTTTGTGCCATCAGAAAGGGATTGCTTAAGAGTTGTGGTTATAATCGGGCTCATGATTACTGGAGCTATTCGTTCTGGTATCCATTGTTTCCAGGTTTTTAGTGTTGTTGTCCTAAG